TCGCAAGATGGCTGCCATTAAGCAGCAGTACCCACAACTAGACATACGCCTTTGTTTTATGAAGGCTGACGTCAAGCTGTCAAAGGCACCACGATCACTGACCTATTGGCAATGGGCTGAGCGACACAACTTTGTGTGGTGCGAAGGAAACATCCCGACCGCGTGGGCTAATGCCATCCAAGTTCTTAAAGCATGAGGCGTGTCCTCAATGCAAATCAAAAAACAACCTGGCTAGATACGACGACGGCCATGCCACGTGCTTTGGCTGTGGCTACCAGGAGCAACCAAAGAAATCAGACAAGCCAGCACGCATGGAGCCACTGCCACCACTCGTTACTCCGACCCTTGATTTTCTTACGATCAAGGGCTTGCCAAAGCGTGGCATCACAGAAGAAACATGCGCCTTGTTTGGCTACGGGTATTCCAACCACGCTGGTGCTGCTGTGCAGGTGGCGCCATACCGCAACCAAGCGGGCAAGATTGTGGCGCAGCACATCAGGACACCTGACAAAAGGTTCAGGTGGCTAGGTGATTCAAGCAACCTGCAGCTATGGGGCCAGCACCTATGGCGGCAGAACTTTGGCAAAGAGACAAACCTTTTTGTCACCGTCACCGAGGGTGAGATCGACGCCATGTCGGTGTCACAGGTACAAGGCAACAAGTACCCAGTAGTCTCGCTGCCCAACGGTGCTCAGTCTGCCAAGAAGTACCTTGCTGCTAACGCTGCCTGGCTGGGTCAGTTTGCCAGGATTGTGCTGTGCTTTGACAGCGACGAACCAGGCATCAAGGCTGCTGAAGATTGCGTAGCTGTGCTGCCATTGGGCAAGGTAGCTGTGTGCCAGCTGCCCCGTAAAGACGCCAACGAAATGTTGGTGGCAGGAGAAGGCGAGGCATTGCGTGAGCTGCTCTGGAAGGCCACGCCAACCAGGCCTGACGGGATTGTCAATGCCAATGACCTATGGGCTGAGTTGATTAAGCCTGGCTCTCAGTCAGCTTGCAACTATCCTTGGCCACAGCTTGATGCCATGACCCGTGGCTTTAGACGCGGGGAAATGGTTACGTTGTGCGCAGGGTCAGGCGTTGGTAAGTCCAGCGTTTGCAGGGAGTGGGCTCACCATTTTCTCAGGGCTGGCTTGCGTGTGGGGTACATAGCCCTTGAAGAAAGCACTAAGCGGACCATGCAAGGGATTGTTGGCATTGAGCTGAACAAGCCAATTCACCTGGACCCAGCACTTGCCGATGAATCTGAGATTAGAGATGGCTTTGACCGTGTGTTTGGCACTGGTCGTTGCTTCTTGTATGACCATTTTGGATCCATGGATCCAGACCACCTCATCAGTAAGATCAGGTACTTGGCTGACGCTGAAGGAGTTGACGTCGTGGTTCTTGACCACCTCACCATCGTCATCTCAGGACTGACAGACCTCGACGAGCGTCGTGCTATTGACGTCACATGCACCAAGCTGCGCCAGGTAGTGGAGCAGACAGGCATTGGCCTGGTTCTAGTGTCACACCTCAAGCGACCGGAAGGCCGCGGCCACGAAGAGGGAGCACAGACTAGCCTTGGTCACTTGCGCGGAAGCCAAGGGATTGCGCAGCTCAGTGATGTTGTGGTCGGCTGCGAGCGCAACCAGCAAGGCGACGCATCAACACGCAACGAACTACAGGTGCGGGTTTTGAAGAACCGGTTCTCTGGTGCAACAGGACCTTGCGACAAGTTGCTGTACGACCAAGACACCGGACGCCTTGTTGTTCCCATGTCTCATTATTTTGGAACTTAATTGCAACAACCATGCTTTGCCCTAACTGCGACAGCAAGTACAACCGTGTCATCAACACACGGCAAGAAGGACCTGAAACCACAATCCGTCAACGCCTTTGCCTTGGCTGTGCCCATATCTTTCACACCGTGGAGGTGCACCTGCCACCCTTGTCTGTCCGCTGGACTGGCAAGACCATGGAGCGGGTTGAAGGGTACAAGGGAATCCGGTTCTTTTAATGCCACACTTCACTAAAAAACATTGCATGTTGGAGCAACTTAAATGACTCTCTTGATTGATGCTGACTGGTTGCTGTACGCAGCCTGCGCCGCTTGTGAGACTGACGTTCGATGGGATGAACACATCCACACCTTGCACCTAGAGCAAGCAGACGCCAAGAGTTACATGACTCACCAGGTGGAGAAGTGGCAAGACCTGACCAGCCACAGCTCAATAGTGATGTGCCTGTCTAGTTACCCAACCTTCAGGCATGAGCTGTCGCCTGAGTACAAGGCCAACCGTATTGGACGTCGTCGCCCATTAGGGCTAGGCGACATGCGGGCATGGATTGAACAGCAATACGAAACACGTTGCTATCAAAGCCTTGAGGCGGACGACGTGATGGGGATTCTTGCAACCAGCGGCGAGTACAAAGACCCAATCATTGTCTCTGCTGACAAGGACATGCGGACTGTGCCCGGTCGTTTGCTGCGCATGGATCAGATGGAAGAGAACAACCTTGACCAAGCCAACCGCAACTGGATGACACAAGCTTTGGTTGGCGACAGCAGTGACAACTATTCAGGACTAAAGGGATGCGGTCCAGTCAAGGCAGAGAAGCTGTTGGCTGCACACCTCACGCTGCCTGCTATGTGGAACGCAGTTGTTTCTGCGTTTCGCAAAGCTGATGAACCTTTCAACGCAGCCTTGCTTAACGCCCGCATGGCAAGGATCTTGCGCTATGGAGATTACGATTTTGCTGCAGCCACTGTTGACTTATGGGATCCTGACCGTGACCCTGCCATGAGAATCAATGGATGATTTATTTCCACCTATTGACGAAGCCCTTTTGAAAAGACTGGATGAGGTTTATCCTGAAGCTTGCCCAGACCCAAGCGCTTCCGACCGTGACATCTGGCTAGCCGTTGGCTCACGACAAGTGGTGCGTATGCTAAGGGCCGTCTATCTTGAACAACAAATCGAGGATTGACTCATGTGTGGAGGCCGTGGCGCACCCCCTGATAACAGCGCTCAAATTCGAGCGCAAGAGCAAAGCCTTGCATTACAGCGCGAACAAATGGAAATGCAACGCCAGCAAATGGCTGCGCAACAACAGCAATACACAGAGCAGTTAGCAATTAGCAAAGCTGCTCCGCCACCTGCTCCTAGCCCTGTGGCCATGGCATCCATGGCGACACTGGATAGGACTACGGCTCGTACTGCTGCAAGTGCGTTGCAAAATCCAACAGCTACCAGTGTTGCAGGTACGGATCCAGCCATGCAAGCTTCGGCGCCAGTAGTGCGCAGAGGCACTGGTCGCAGGTCTTATCGAACTGACTTGACAGGAGGCCTCAGCATTCCAGCAATCGGAGCGTACCGCTGATGTGTGGAGGTCGCCCGGGCGGAGCTAAAGGTGGTCCAATTGGGGCCACGATGGAACTGTTGGACAAGGTTCCGCCGGGAGATCCAAACAGGTCACCTCTTGCGCTGCCAAGAACACCAGAGGCTGATGCGTTTAGAACCACTAAATTATTCGACGCTGCTGGCCAGCCATTGGCAGGCACCGCACAGGCACCTATGGCTGCTCCAGCACAGGCACCTATGGCTGCTTCAGCACAGGCACCCATGGCTGCTTCAGCACAGGCACCCATGGCTGCATACAATCCTGGGCCCTATGGTCGTGGGATAACGGTTACCACCGCAAGCCCTACGGCTTCCGCCACTACTCCGGCTGCTGCTTCGACAGAGTTAATTGCACCAAGACTGGGCGTGGGCAGGCGAAGAGCAATGCTTACCCGCGCACCTAGTGGCCTCAACATCCCAGCTGTGTAATGGAACTTCATCTGACCAGCAACGTTGACCGTCAGTCCCAGCCTTACGGGTCAGACAATGGCGCCACGGCTGCAGCTAGATACGGTCAGCTACAAACCAACCGTGATCCGTACCTACAACGAGCGCGGGATTGCAGCAAGGTCACGATTCCAGGGCTGATCCCTGACGCAGGGCAGGGAGATCGAGGTCGCCTTAAGACTCCATATCAATCGCTGGGCGCAAGGGGGGTCAACTACCTGGCCAGCAAACTATTGATCACGTTGTTTCCCCCGAACTCAGCGTTTTTCAAGCTTGAGATTGACGACCTGGCACTGCGGGTTGCTGAGCAAGGGCCAGAGATTAAGACTGAACTTGACACTGCCCTGGTCAAGGTTGAGCGTGCTGGCATGTCTGCGTTTGAGGTGGCCAATGGCCGGGCCTCAATGCACGAAGCCTTCAAGCACCTCTTGGTAGGCGGCAACGTCTTGCTGTACGTAGCTGAAGATGGCATCAAAGTCATTCATCTCAATCGCTATGTCGTGTGTCGTGACCCAATGGGATACGTCACCGAGATAGTGGTGGAGGAAGAGGTTTACCCAGACGCTTTGCCTAAGGATTTTCTTGAAGAGATCGAGTCCGAAGACAACGAAGAAGAATACGGCTCGTCTAAAAAGACCATCAAGCTATACACGCACGTGCGTTGCGAACACGACAAGGTCCATTGGTATCAAGAAGCCAAGGGCCAGGAGATACCTGGCTCTCATGGGATGTGCGACAAGGATGTCAGCCCTTGGATTCCTCTTCGCTTTAACCGGGTAGACGGTGAAGAGTTTGGGCGTTCGTACATCGAGGAGTATTACGGCGACCTGCTAGCCCTGGAGTCCTTGTATCAAGCGATCCTGGAAGGGTCTGCTGCCGCGGCCAAGGTCTTGTTCCTGGTTAATCCCAATGGCACAACCAGGCCCCGCACACTGGCTAACGCCGAGAACGGCGCCATCGTTCAAGGCAACGCTGCTGACGTCACAGTCATTCAAACTCAGAAGGCGCAAGACTTAAGCATTGCCAGCACCACTATTGAAAGAATCGAAGGGCGCCTTCAGTTTGCGTTTCTCTTGAACACTGCCATCCAACGACCAGGTGAGCGGGTTACAGCAGAAGAGATTCGGTTCATGAGTCAAGAGCTAGAGGCTGGCATTGGTGGCTTGTACTCAATCCTTACCCAGGAATTGCAGCTGCCACTGGTGCGTCGGTTGCTGCATGTTTTGCGCAAGCAACGCAAGTTGTCTGCGTTCCCCAAGGGGGAAGGCGGTGCGCCATTGGTAAACCCTCGGCCTGTCACAGGCTTGGATGCCATTGGTCGTGGCGATGATCGGAACAAATTGATTCAGTTCATTACCACCGCTACACAAACGCTTGGCCCTGAAGTGTTGGCTAAGTTTGTCAATGTCGACGAAGCCTTGCGCCGCCTGGCTGCAAGTGAATCTATCGACACTACTAACCTGATCAAAACTCAAGAACAATTACAACAAGAGATGGCTGCTGCTCAAGCCGAACAGCAACAAGCAGCGCAACGCGAGATGATGATGAGTGGTCTAAAGTCCCCAGCCATGGCACAAGTGGCCAACAACTACACCAAAGAAGGAGCACCTTATGGCCCGCAGTTCCCCGAAGGCGCAGAACCTGGACAGCCAGGAGTCAGCCCCAACGCCCTCCCAACCCCTCCCCCCGGACCCGGTATCCCTAGTGGACCCGGTATCCCGGGTGCCGCAGGCGGCTCTATCTGAAGACATCGTCATTGGTGACGTTGCCATCTCAGCTGTTCGTACCCCTGAACCTCAGCCTGTCGTCGAATACGGCGACAACGGATCAATCACCATTCGATAAACACACGTCTCATGCCTGAAGCTGTAACTGTTACTCAAGTCGAAAGTCCAGCATTGTCCCCCGAGAATAAAGAGATGCTCGCTGCCATGGCAGGAGAGCAAGACGCTGAACCAACTGAGTTGTTAGCCGGTAAGTACAAGTCTGTTGAAGACTTGGAAAAGGGTTACAAGGAATTGCAAGCCAAGCTTGGCCGCGGTGAATCATTGCCACCAGAGGGCGAAGACGACGCAAGCGATTCAGTTGACAGCGATCAAGAGGAGCAGGAGCAAGCGGAGCCAGTCGGCAACGCTCGCGAAATATATGGCGAGGTAATTGGCAGCAAGCTTGAAGAAGCTGGCATTGACTTTGGCGACATGAATACCCGCTGGCAACAGACGGGCGATCTAAACGCTGGAGACTATGACCAGCTGGCAGAGGCTGGCTTCAGCAGAGACATGGTTGATGCGTACCTAAGCGGCCTTCAATACAAGGCCGCCCAGGACACTGCTTTATCTGTCAAGGAAGTGGCAGCCATTAAGCAATCTCTTGGCGGTGAAGCTGAGTACGGTCGGATGATTGAGTGGGCAACAGCAAACCTAGCCGATGATGAGATCCAAGGCTTTAACCAGATTGTCAACACGCAGCCTATGTCTGCTGTGCGGATGGCAATCACTGGCTTGCATGCGCGATTCTCAGCAGTCGAAGGTCGTGAACCCAAGTTGATTGGTGGTCGTGCACCTAAGGGCAACGTTGACAAATTTGAAAGCACAGCTCAGTTGGTAGCTGCGATGTCAGACCCTCGGTATAGCAATGATCCTGCGTATCAAAAGAAGATTCAAGAAAAGCTTGGCCGTTCGTCAATCTTTTAAGTACACTATTTGCACCTAGACCCACTCACAAAAGCGACGGCCCACTGCGGTGGACACCCATTCGTGACAGGAGATCGTGGTCGGGTTAACCCCCAACCCTTCATTTCCCTAGGAATCCGTCAATGGCCAACTTTACCGCGTCTCGCCTTGGTGTAGTTAACACCACGACGGACGGCTCTTTTGCTCAAGACAACAATCTTTTTCTTCAAGTCTGGGCTGGCGAAGTCTTGACTGCTTTCCGCAAGTCAACGATTTTCGAACCACTACACACCGTTCGCACTATCAGCAACGGCAAGTCAGCCAGCTTCCCAATCGTCGGCCTCAACTCAGCTGCGTATCACACCCCAGGCAACATGCTTGTGGGCACTGCGGTCAAGCATGCAGAGGCTGTCATCAAGATCGACGACAAACTTGTTTCCAACGTGTTTGTTGCTGACATTGATGAAGCTAAGAATCACTTCGACGTACGCAGCCCTTACTCGGCTGAAATGGGCAACGCCCTGGCGTACACATTTGACCAGAACATTGCTGCCATGATTGCCAAGGCAGCTCGTACTGCCACCAACTTCAACACTGACCTACCCGGCGGTACTCGCGTCAAGATTGTTGCTGCCTCTGTGGCTGCAATCACTGGTGCTCAACTGGCTACAGCATTATTTGCTGCAGCTCAGAAGATGGACGAGAACAACTTGCCAGAGAACGACCGCTACTGCGTGTTGGCTCCTGCTGAGTATTACAAGCTCGTTACAACCACTGACGTTATCAACCGTGACTGGGGTGGCGCTGGCGCTTACGCCGACGGCACCGTGCTGAAGGTTGCTGGCATCACCATCTTGAAGTCAAACCATCTTCCCAAAACCAACCGCGCCGCGGTTGCCGGGGAGAACAACGACTACTCTGCCAACTTCACTGACTCCGTTGCGCTGGCTTTTAACAAGCAAGCCGTCGGTACTGTGAAATTGATGGACCTCAAGATGGAGCAGACCGGCTCTGATGTGCACGCCCTCTGGCAAGGCACGTTCATGGTTGCTTCTATGGCATTGGGTTCTGGGATTCTTCGTCCTGACTGCGCCATTGAAATTTATCAAGCAACCAGCTGATTGGTTGATAGGCCAATATGGGGGGACTCCGGTCCCCTCTTTTTTTTTTGGAGATCTCTTATGGCTCTCGCTCGCACCACGTTTCTTGAAGCCGTGAACCGAGTGTTGCAAATGCTTGGCGAGGCACCTATCAACAGCTTGCTTGGACAGTTTGGGTTGGCGCAGCAAGCGCAAGATGCGTTGAACGACGTGAGCCGCAAGTTGCAGACAGAGGGCTGGTCGTTCAACACTGACTACGAACGTCTGTTGCAACGAGACGCAGCGACCAACCAGATTGCCGTTGGCACCAACGTCAGCCGGGTCAAGGTTGACCTGTTTAGCTACCCTGACCTTGACGTAGTGCAGCGCGGTACTCAGTTGTACGACCGCAGAGCCAACACGTACGTCTTTACAGAAGACCTGTACGCCGACGTCACGTACATCTTGGAGTGGGATGAGCTGCCTGAGTACGCCCACCAATACTTCATGATCAAAGCTGGGCGTCAGTTGCAAGAAGCAATCCTCGGATCAGCTGACTTATCCAAGATCAACATCACTGCTGAGATGGAAGCTCGCAGCTTGTTCCTTGAGGAAGAGACAACCCGCGGCGAGCACAGCTGGTTGCGTGGCAACCCAAGCCACATAAATGCTTTCATGACTTACAAGCCTGCTCAGGCACTGCGTCGTTAGCCATGCCATTGATCAGCAGCTCCATTCCAAACCTGATTAACGGGGTAAGCCAGCAACCTGCTGCTTTGCGATTGGCATCTCAATGCGAGCAGATGGTCAATTGCACCCCAAGTCCTGTTGAAGGATTACGCAAGCGCCCACCAGCGCAGCACATTGCCAAGCTGTTTGCTGGATCAGCAGGTGCCGGTCGCCCGTTCACCACCATTGTGGACAGGGACGGAGCGATCAAATACTTGGTGCTGATTCAGGACAACGCGATCAAAGTGTTTGGCTTGGATGGGTCTGCCAAGACTGTCAACACTCCACACGGCACGTCGTATCTGGATATTACGGGAGAGCCCAGCTCGGCCTTCAGGGTTGCATCAGTTGCGGACTATATGTTCATTGTCAACAGGGAGAAAACAGTTGCCATGTCAGGCACGCTGTCGCCTGTCTGGGGCACCAAGAGCATGGTGTTTGTCAAGTCTGCTGAGTACGCCACCACATACAGCATCACCGTCAACGCCACCACGGTGAGCTACGAAACCCTGCCAGCTGGCGGTAAGCGCATGTCGGCTACGTACAGCAGGACTGGGGCCACTGTCACCGTGACGGCTACAGCTCACGAGCTGGTGACAGGGGACCAAGTGGATATGAGTTTCTCTAGCGGTGCTGGCACTGCCGGGACGTACACAATTACTGTGTCGTCTGCCAACGCATTTACATACACTGACCCCAGCTCTGGCACGACGTCTGGCAATTGCATTGTTGTGTATGAGCCCAACTACAGCCCCAGCACAGTTGAAATAGCAGGGGCATTAAGTACGGCCTTGAGCACAGCCTTGGGTGGCAGCTTCACGGTGACCAACAGTGCTGGCCAGTACATCGTCCGCATTGCTAAGAACGACAGCTCTGATTACACAGTTAGCAGCACTGACACTAAGACTGGTTTAGCTATTCAAACAATTAAAGGAAACGTCGACACCATTAGCGACTTGCCAACAACAGCAGAGCATGGGTTCCTCGTCAAGATTATTGGGTCTAACGCCACTGGCGCTGATGATTACTACGTCAAGTTTGTAGCCAATACTGGCTCAGGCTTTGGCCATGGCGTTTGGCAGGAGACCGTTGCCCCTGGCATTGCATACGAATTTGACGACGCAACAATGCCGCACGTGTTGATCCGCAATAGCAGTGGGACATTTACTTTTCAAAAGTTCTCTTGGTCGCCACGTGTGGCAGGCGATTATACTTCAGCTCCAGAGCCAAGCTTTGTTGGTTCAAAGATTCAGAACGTCAATCTGTTTCGCAACCGTTTGGTTTTCTTGGCTGACGAAAATGTCATTACGTCAGCTGCTGATGCGTACGACAGATTCTGGCCAGAGTCTGTCCAGACAGTGGTAGACAGTGACCCAATTGACCTGAGCGCTGGCAGTCGCAAGATCAATTTCTTAATGACCAGCTTGGCTTTCTCCAGCGTGTTGCTGCTGTTTAGTCGGCATGGTCAGTTCCGTTTGGACTCAGGGTCTAACACCAGCCAGTCACTGTCACCTAAGTCAGCGTCCATTACTCAAGTCACGGGATTTGAAATGGGCGAAGCCGTGGACCCTGTCGTTGTGGGCCGCACTATTTACTTTGCTGTGCCCAAGGGTGACTTTAATGGCTTGCGAGAGTTCTTCTTGCCAGATGCCAATGGCCCAGCTCCTATATCAGAGGAGGTGACGTCGTCAGTGCCACGGTTCTTGCCTAGCAACCTATGCAATCTGGTTGCAACAGCTGCTGAGGAAGCCGTCTACGCCGTGTCAAAAGACTTCCCGCGACGAGTGTATGGGTATAAGTTTTATTTCCAAGATGACAAGAAACTGCAAAGCGCTTGGGGCTACTGGGAGACCAACGCTGGTAAAAGCATTATCGGTGTTGATCTGGTCGACAGTGACTTGTACCTGGTCGTCCAGTATTCCGATGGCGTTTACCTAGAGAAAGTTGTCACGCATGCTGACAGCGTAGATAGCGGTTCCTCAGTGGAACTATTGATGGACCGCAAAACCACAGAGGCCAGCTGCTCTGTGGTTTTAACAACGCCTGCTGGCTTGGACATTCAGAGCACTATTACCTTGCCGTATCCAATCGACACGGTGAACAGCAATATGGTTGTGGTTGGGCGCTTGGCTCCTAGTAACACTATTAAGCATGGCCAAGTCATTCAGATCCTGTCGTCGACAGCAGCTGGTGGCGCTGGTGGCAATGGCACTCTTACGGTGCGCGGTGACCTAACTGCTGCCAAGTTTTATGTTGGCGAAATATACAACATGCTTTATGAGTTCAGCACTCAGTACCTGAAGGAACAACCACCAGGCGGAGGTATGGCTGTAGTCGCAGGGCCCAAGCTGCAACTGCGTACCTGGACTGTTGTCTTTGACCGCACGTCGGCCTTTGACGTCAAAGTCACGCCACGCGGACGTGACACCATGACGTATCCGTACACCGGGCTTGAGGTTGGTGACCAGCAAGTTCCGCTAGGTGAGCTGGCCGTACGCACCAGCCGCTTGCGCGTGCCAGTTATGGCTCAAAACATTGAAGCCAAGATTGAAGTGGTTAGCTCTAGTGCGTTGCCATGCCGGCTGCAATCAGCGGAATGGGAAGGCTGGTATCACAGTCGGTCAGCTCGCTTGTGAACAAGCCATACACGCGACCTACCAGGGTTGCTGACATACCATACGTAGCAGAGTTTATGCGGGACGAAGACATTGCTGAAATCAAAGCGCAATCAGGAGCTACGCCACAAGAATCGTTGCTGCACAGCTTCTTTCGGGGGGATCCTTGCATGACAATGATTGGCCGCGACGGTCGTCCGATGGGCATGTGGGGCGTGGTGCCACAGCGGCTAGACACTGGTTGCATCTGGATGTTGTGCACAGATGACTTGGCACAAGACCGCTTAAACGCCATGCGGTTTCTTCGGGAAGCCAGGGTGCATTTAGATCGTATTCAAAATCGGTACAAGGTACTGTGCAATTTTGCAGATGCTCGTAATGTGGTTCATATCAAATGGTTGCGGTGGATGGGGTTTATCTTCATTGCAGCGCATCCAAACCACGGAACAGAGGGTCGGCTGTTTCTTGAATTTGTGAGGATCTAGGGCTATGTGTGAACCGGTTTCCATTGTCATGGGCTTTGCCAGTGCTGCGCTTGGCATTGGCCAGGCGGTTGCTGGTGCGCAAGCAGCTCAGGATCAAGTTGCCTATGCCAACGCTCAGGCCCAGCAAAACTTTCAGTTCCAGCAGATGCAAGCAAGCTCTGCTCGCAACTTTGAGCAGATGAGGGCTAATCAGCAAGAAGAGGTAATGCGTGTTAACCGCTTAATGGCAGACAATGCTTACGCCAATGAGATTGCAGGATTAAACGCCCGACTGATGCAAGAGCAAGCAGCTGCAAGCCAAGCAACGCAAAAAGGAGCAGTTGCTGGGGCCCAAGCCCGGGGCGAAATAGTTGCATCTGGCAAATTTGGCAACTCAGTAGACAATCTAGTTGCTGATTTTTACAGGCAGCAAGCTCAGTACGACTATGCGACCAGTCAAAACCTGGCATTTACTGGCGTTCAAATTCAAGAACAAAAGAAAGGAACTGCTGCAAAGCGCGGGTCTCGCATTGCCAGCCAACAGGCGTATATCAAACAGCCAGTGCTGGATCCGTTGGAACCCATTTACCAGGCAAAGCCAAGCAAGTTGCCGTTTATCTTGCAAGGGGCCAGTGCCGTGCTTGGCGGGGTCAACACTGGCCTAAGCACTGCTAGCGCAGTTGACAAGGCTGGTTACAAATACGCCAGCGGCAAGTACGTTCGCAAATAACCCATGGCACGTCTCTCTACTGGTCAGGCCTACGGCGCTACTAACCGCGCTACTGCAGCTCGGCTTCTAGGCGGCATCCCTACGGATGCGACGTCTGGTGTTATTGCGCAAGGCGCTATTACCGCTCCAACACTGCAGCCACGGGCAACACCGGTCGATACGTTTCAACAGGTAGGGGCACCGACCCTTGGAGGGCCCGTCAAATTCTTTGCGCCACCGGGCCTACCGAGCCCCGGCCAAGACTTGGCAAACCTGTCTAAGGCGTTGGGGGGATTCAGTTCTACCTTGCAAGGGTTTAGTGATTCTTATTTTGAAAACCGCAAGCAAGCGGACAAAACGGCAAGCGAAGAAGCCACTGCTCTTGTTGGTCAGGCCAGCAAGTTTGGTCCAGCCCGTAACCTGGCCACCGTGGCCGCCAACCTGGAGAGAGCTGCAGCCCTTGGCACCCCAGGCGCAGCCCAGTTGTTGCAGCACGTTCGGGAAAAGCAGAACAATTCGGTGGGCAAGTATTGGCTAGAGCGCTCTATTGAGGAGAACGCAATCCAGGGCGCGGCGCTGAGCTTGGCGGATCGACTGGCCAACACCTCCATCATTAAGGTCGATGGCAAGGACGTTGAACTCAGCACTCTGCCGTCCGACGACCCCAGGTACTTGCAGCACCGAGGCGAGCTGTTGTTTGGCGGGGTGCAGATGTCGCCTCAGGGCTACACCAAAAACCAAGGCATCATTATTCAGGCGCAGCTCCAAGCTGACCAAGCCCAACGCAAGCGGTACAACGCAAACCAAAGTGCTGCGCTTGCCGGCCAAATCTCGGTCAACAGGCGACAAGCCGCAGAAAAATACTTGTTGCAACGCGCCACAGGAAACGTTGAAGCCAGCGAAGACGCGGCAACCGGTGCAATGCAACGCGACCTTGATGCCATCAGGATCCTTCCGCTGCCAGAAGAAACAAAAACAAAATTGACCAGCGATTACTTGCAGAACTTTGCTGCAGACGTCAGCTCGGCCGCAAAGCTGCCTGCGTTTTCTGCTTTGGGCAACAATTTAGATGCAGTGCTCAGGCCTGTGTTGACCCGGCTCATGACCGGGCCTGTCGAACAGCGAGTCAAGGCGGACGGAATAACCGCAAACGAAGCACTGCGTCTTTACAACACTCTTGGGGGCGATTCGTATGTAGATCAGCTGGTGGCTAAAGCCAACCAAAGCCTGATCCAGGACAACACCCGACAGGGCCAGATGGCTGGCATCCAGCAGCAGCAGGACTACGACCTTCGCCGGGCCGCCGCCAAACAGGACGGCACACTGGACGACCCAGCTGCATCCAAGGGTTATTACCAGCGTGAGAAAGAGGCCGCTGCGCTAATCCCTGATTACCAGGTCCGAAATGCTCGGATGTCAGCCATTGAGGCAGACGAGCAAGACAACAACGCAAGGGTTGTCAAGCCAGTCCAGGACGCAAGGGCTTTGCATTACGCCCAGCAACTGGCCCTGACCCAGAACGACGAGGGCAGGCGCAACAGACTGACGGCCGAGTTGCAAGCGGACCTGAACGCCAACCGGATTTCCAGCAAAACGGCCGTCAGCATCCAGACCTCATTGTCGGCCCAGGGCTCTAAAGAGGTGCGGACCTACGACAAAGACATCAACAAGCGCATCGACGCAATGTCCAAAGAGTGGGAGGCATACATCGGTAGCCCCGCTTCATACGGTAATTCCACTGTTACTGGGTTTGAATCCCAGGCCCTGTACAAGGCCCGTGACGACGCACGTCGCAGGTCCCAGGAAGTCGTGTACCAAGCCATTAAGGATGAAAAAGATCCGGTGCAGGCACTAAACCAACTGTGGACCAACAGCAACTTTGGTCTCCGGCGTCGTGAGGACGTGCTTGGTGCCCAGCCCCCCAGGTATACCGACACCACCCAGTTGATCCAAAAGAACACTGGCAACTGGAGCCGCAACACCATTGCCCCCCAGGAAGCCAACCAGCTGCGGTCTGACGCCAAGATCCGCCCGTTGATGAAGCCTGATGCTTGGGACCGCGACGTTACGTCTTTCCTCGATGGCAACCCCAGCCAAAACTTCAGGACGTTGTTAAAGGCGTTGACGACAGGGCCTGGTGGGCAGAAGCCATCTGAAGTGATCCTCAACCAGTTCCGCCTCATGGGCATCGACGTGCCGGACAAGGAGCGCCAGAAGATCCAAGCCCTGGACGGCCAGGAGATTTCAAGGGCACCAGCCCCACGTCGGACGCCACCACAACAAAACGGTGCACTGGCTGGCGTCCAGATTGCTGGCAGAGTCCTAAGTGACTTGTTGGTGCCACCAGCTCAAGCCGGTCCAGCGTCGGACATCATGTCGATGTTCTACGCCAGTCCGACGGCAAGACCAAAACCAGTAGCGCCGAAGGTAACTGTCACACCCCAGGCCAGGGTTGACGGCTACATGAAGCGGCTGGCATACATTGAAACCAGGATTCGCAACATCCCCAACGCCGAAGGGTCACTTGGCCGCGGCTACTTCCAAGCTTTTCCAGCGTTTTCGTCTGAAGCCATTGCGGCATCAGGTGGCATCGACCCTCGGGACCCTGATTACAACCGATCAGCCAAGGCATCAGCCGCCTGGATTCGCACTTACAACAAGAAAGCCTGGGCAGCAATTCAAGCTGGTCGTTACGACGAGGCAGATCGTTTGCTGCGCAATACCTGGCCGTCGTTGCCAGGTGGAGACCAGGCCCAAAAGGCAGAGGTGCAAAAAATAGCCCGCAAATACTTGAAGTGAAAGGGTTGGTTCTTTGACGACGACCAATCAAACTGATCCCATCGCTAACTGACCAATGCCTATCCAAACCATTGTCGACCCCGGGACCGGGGAAGAGCGCCGGGTCTTCGTGTCGTCAGGTGGGATGGGCGACGGGGCCCCTCCTAAGCCCAAGCCACAGCCACAGCCGGCGGGCGGTGGATTCATGGGCACGTTGAACGACTTCAACCCCGCGAAGCAGATCACTGCTTTGGGGACTGGTGTTTCCACGTTCATGCAAACCGGGGACTTAAACAAAAGCATTGCCGCAGCGGCAGAAGAAGCGGCACCAACAACAGATCTGGGCCAATCGGTCAACCGGACCCTGGTGGCGGGTGGCCAGAAAGCAGCAGACGCAGCCCGATACGAGGTTGATCGAGCACGGTTGGCCCGGGAGCAAATAGCTGCAGGCACGTCGCCCATGGACGTCAAGCTGCCATCCACCGGACCTGGTGCCCCCAGTGCTCAACGGGTGCGGTTGCCCGAGTGGGCCAACTACGACGACATGCGCGTCGAGCCATTGAACCCAGTTGAGGACATCGCTTCCAGCATCCTTAGCTTTGTTCCGTACTTTGCTGTTGCTCGTCAAGCCACTGCCCCAGCACAGGCCCTGGTCCGTGGATTGCCTGGGGTGTCCCAGCTGGCCACTGGCTTTGAATCCACAACCGCTGGCCTCAAGGCAGCCGGTGGCGTCAAGAAGGTCGCTGGCATCTTTTTTGAGGAGGCAGTGTCTGGCGCTATTCCAGGTGCCATTGCTACTTACTACGGCCAAAAGCCTACTGACAGCACTTTGAGCGACGCATGGTTGGCGCCATTGGTCAAGGGCACACCGTTTGAAAGCATTGTGGCCAAAGGCCTGCTGACTGATCCCAACGACACGGTCGAGCAAGCTCGCATCAAGCAATCCATTAACGACCTGATCTGGTCGGTGCCCCTGGGTGGTGGCTTGGGCACCGGCTTCCGTGGCATTGGTGCCATGACAGGTGCCACCAAGCGGGCACTTGCTGACGTTATCCAAGGCACGATCAAGGTCGGCCAAGCCGATCAAGCCGTAAAGGATGCGGTCACAGCACCAGCCGCGGCCACTGCTGACCCAAGTGTCCCAAGTGCGGGAACTCCAGCTCCCGTTGCTGCACCAGCAGCACGGGTGGTGTCTGGCAAGCCAGCCTTTTCGTCCGAGACGTACCAGAGCCTGCGTCGTCAGCCTTTATGGGAAAAGACCGGCGTTGAGACCCAGGGGCGCTTAGACCCCTTGGACTCAGAGGTGTTAGATCCTGATGTCCAGCGCACCGTTCCGGCCCCTGCAGCACCAGCGACGCCAGAAGACGCTGCTGTGGCCCTGCAACAAGCTCAAGCCGAGCTAGTGACCGCAACACAACGACTGCAGTCTGAAGCCGCTAAGGAAGTGGTGACTGCGCCTGAGGTTGCAGCAGTGCCCCAAGGTCAGCTGCCCGGCATGAATAGGCCGGCCTACGAACAAGTTGCAACTATCTCGACTGGTGACGTTGTTGTTGCACCCAAAGTTTTTCAGTACAAGGCAGAGGGCCAGACGGCTACCGGCCGCAGTGGATCCTTGGCTGAAGAGAATGTTTACGACCCCCGGTACGGCGGTGTCATCAGCGTCTGGCGGGACGCCCAGGGTGAACTAGGAGCACCTGGCCAGACCTATGTAGTCAATGGTCACAACCGTCTGGAGCTAGCCAATCGCTCCGGGTTTCCCGTTATCAACGTCCAGTACATCGACGCACCGACAGCAGCAGATGCCCGAATGACCGGGGCGCTGCAAAACATCAAGGACGACAAGGGCACAGCTATTGATGCCGCCAAGATTTTCCGGGACACCGGCATGTCCACTGAGGACTTGCGTCTTCAAAACGTCAACCTGAGCGGGAAGCTGGCATCTGAAGGGGTGTCCCTCAGTCGCTTGCCTCAATGGTTGTTTGACAAAACTGCCATTGGCGACCTGCCTACTGCTAAGGCTGTGGCCTTGGGTTCTGTTGCAGGAATTGACGACGCAATTATCAGCGACGTTGCCAAGCAAGCAGTTGCTGGCAAGTGGTCGGCTGAGAAAATTGTCCAGGCCATGCAAGAGGCCAAGTTTGCCAGCGCTGCCACCGCGCCAGTGGAAGGCACGTTGCCTGGGTTCGAGGAGATGTTCAAGACGACCAACGTTGTGGCCTTGATTGACATCAGGACTGCGACGTTTAAGCAACTTTCAGTGGAGATGCGGGCCTTAGCTGCTGCATCTCAAACCAAGAACACTGCATACCTAGAGGCGGCAGGCAACGCTATTGATGTCGAAGGCAGTCAAGCAGCGCGTCGTACTGCCGCTGAAGCTGTGGCTGTGTTTAACAGGGTCACCGCGTACGAAGGACCGGTCCGCGACATTCTCAATGAACTGGCAGCCCAGTTGCCGGAAGGGGCAGGTCGCCCTAAGGCCGCGGCCAACCTTGTGCAGTTCAACCTGCAGCGCTTACGAGACGCTATCTCCGAGGAAATGAATGGGCCACGGCTGCTGCAAGACCAAGCCGTTGCTCAGCAAATCCAAGCGCCTGCGGCTGCTGCTGATGCCCCTGCTAGTTACGTCGACCCCTTGGAAGCTGAGAACCTGGCTGACGCCCGTGGGTTCCTGGGACTGCCTGCCACCGCCAACGTGGCCCAGGTTGCACGAGTGGCCAAGCAGGAGGGCTACGACGGCATCGTGTTTACCGGGGACTTTGGTCTGCCCGGTGGCAGAAAAGAGATTGACCTGCGCGTATTGCCAGAAGTCAAAGCCCCCGAAAACGCTGGCAACCCGGTGCCGATCCAGGCAAAGCCGGTCGACGTGGCACCTGTTGTTGACAACGAAACCATTTCCACAGCCCTGGAACGTCAAAGCTTGGCTGAAGAAGCTGGTGACACCAAGACAGCTGCTGAGCTTGGTGCCTGGCTTGGCCGTCGTCGCATAGCTGTCCAGCCCATGGGCGACGTGGCCGCTGCTGCCATCGAGCCCCCGACTCTGACCTTGCCCCGTGAACTGGCAGGTCTCAAGCCCCGTTACAGCTACGGCCAGAAGCGGTTCGAGTTGACCTTCGAGACCGACCTGGACCGGGTTGCCTACACCTTGGC